AGGTGTAACGTCAACCCCAGTATTCAGAGAACCCCCATGGGAACCTACATGCATGATGTCCTGAACCATTTCATCTATTGAACTTCCACCAGAGCTGTCGGGAGAAACAGGTGTATAAGACGCGCCTAAACCCTTCCCATTGATCGTACCAGAGAGGGTTCCGTTAAATCTAAACTCTTGGCGTATGATTTTAGCTTGTTTTGTACCAATTGAGTATTGCGAATCCCAGTAGATGACGTCTCCACATTCTAAACTTAGGTCCATCCAACTTTCTGACTCGTATAGGTATATTCCTTGGCACTCTGCTGCCGCCCAATTCAGGACATTTGTTACCATCGGAGTTGTTGTTAGGAGTGGGTTCTTACTTAAGTCAACCTGGTTAATAGGCTGTGACGAGGCATTATTAATCACCGACTGAGATGTTGTGCTTGTGATGGTGTTGCCCGAAAGTGTTATTAATACATTTCCAGTACCACCACTCACAGTTATGTTGGCACCATCCGCATAATATACTCCAGAAACAAAGGTTCCCCCCGTTATTGTTTGAGTCACGGTCGCACCATCGGCAGATGTGTTATAAGCGCACCAGACGGTTGCTGTCCCAGTGATTTTGAATGTGCCACTGAATATTATGCTTGCAACACTCGATTCCCCATAGGAAGATAGATTTGCGGTAAAGTAGTTGTAAGGGTTCTGTGTAGCTATTTTAGGATACGTTTCTTGCATGAACAGTGTCAATTCTCCTGTATAAGGCATAATATTGAGGGGTTGGTTGGCAACACTCTGTTTAATTTGCAGTATGTTAAATCTATCCATCCACATAACCGCAGTACCAGCTTGAGCAACGTACATCAGCGCATCGCGGTGTGACATAAGAGGGACTAAGCCCTTTGTGATGATGCTTTGTAACGCTGTGTCGATTTGATATGTAACCGTCATCCCAGATTGATTCTCAAAATCCTGGATAATGGCTATTGCCAAATCGCTTAAACTGATACCACGGGCTGCCCACATACCAACGTATTTAGTGCCACTCATTACGTCTAATAAATCGCGTGCGTACAAGGTTGCGGTCATATAATCGTCATTGTTATGCCAGTTATATAAATAGAAAGTGCCCATAGGCACAGACTCAAAGCCACCTCCTGGCAACGCAAGCGTGAACGTGATTGTGACTACCTCTTTGGTTTGCAGGGTGGTTGCATAAGGGCTGAATCCTTGATTTGTTAATGTGATATGCGCTTCTTTCGGTGGTGCATTATTACCGATTGGGTCTAATTCCTCAGTGACGACTATCTCATAAATATCGTTGATCGCTGATCCTGCCAGTGTTGCGCTTGCCGTTATTGTGCGAGGAAATGAGGAAATGCTATTGTGGAAACTAGACGATACAGGTAACATACAAGCCTCCCCTCCTTAACACTCGATGATGTCACATTTGACATTGTTAAAAGTTACATTACTATAGGCATCAATCTTTACATCGTCATAGGACAGATCTCCTGCGTAGAACTGCCCCGTGTAACTCCCTCCGCTTGCGCCAGGGTCAAGAATAACCAATGTGAACTGCGGGGTACTCGATTTTATAAGGGATATCATAGAGTAGAGTTGCGCTGCTGTCATCGTTCCCCACTGGGCATTATACTTTCGCTTGTTGGCGATGTACTGCATGTTCAGCGTTCCCGCTGCGTTCCTCTTGGAATCTCCGATCATATATAGATTATTTGTAAGTTTTGAGGGTTCCGGCAAAGCTGTGCCGTTTACCGTTAATGTCACCATTCGTTCACCTCTACTTTTATTTTGGATAGTTGTAGCTTGTGTCATAGCCAATATTTTTGCCTAATCGATCGGCTTCGTTTGTCGTATACTGATAAAGTGTTCTGGCTAATGTTCTCCCGTCGAGTCGGAGTGTGACGTTGATCGGTTGCGATGATGCAGAGCCTCCACCGTTCCCTCCTGAGGAATTAGAGTTGTTACTCACCATGCTGCCTAGTTGGTCGAGTGGTATTACGGCCTCTGGTCCTGCTTCTCCGAACACTCCGAGTGTTGGAGAAGTAACGACTCCACCTGTTGCAAATCTGCTAACTCCAGCTAAAGCAGCTGTACCCAGCCCCGCACCAATACCAGCTAATGCTTCCCCTGCAGCTGCGATCCCTCCGACGACCAAGTCTGCGCCACCACTTGCGATGGTTAACCCTGCTATTCCAGCACCCGCCAGCAGAGTTTTGTTATTGCTCGCCCAATTCCCTATGCTATTACCAACATTGGACAGAGTTTTCCCTGCTTCACCTGCCAGGGAAGCAATATCTGCCAATGCACTCCCTATGGCTGTCTTAAAGCCTTGCGCGACCTTCGTTGCCCAACCCTCGACCATAGTTTCCGTAACATTTAGAGCTTGACTAAATCCTGTCTCAAATTGTTTCCCCCATCCCTCAATAGTGAGTTCACTACTTTGTGCCCAGCTTTCTAAGGTTTTACCAGCAGTTACAGCCCATTTACCTAGTCCAAGGTTTGTTACTAATTCCCAGCCAACAAATATTGCCTCCGTTGCAATAGCCCAGGGTGAAATTATAAGTTCAGTTGCTACCGCCCAAGCCGCCAATGTTGCCTCAGTTACCGTCGCCCATGTAGCGATCCCCAACTCAGTTAATGTCGACCATCCAGCTATAGCTGATTCCGTTAAAGTTACCCACCCTGCCAATGTTGCTTCAGTGGTTGAAGTCCAAGTGGCAAGCCCAAGTTCCATTGCTGTTTCCCACCCTCCCAGAGTAGCCGTTGTGGTTACAGCCCATGCTGCGAGTGCTGTAGCTGCAGCAGCAGTCCAAGTTTCCAAAACGGGTGGAGGCGGCTGAATTGGTGGAATTGGAGGTATCGGGGGAACTTTAAAACTTACAGGTATAACCATCCCTTTGGATTGATTATTTGTGATGCTATCCATACCTTTTAGATTTTCCAGTGCCTTAGCTAGGTTGTGGACAGCATCCGTCTGGACATTTGCTGCCGCCGCGCCACTGTTCGTGATGTTGTGGAGCTGGTCGAAGCTCATGGTGTTCGCGTTGACCGATTTATTCAGGGCTTTCTGGGCATTGTTTTGAGCATTCGCTGCCGAGGTTGCAGAGTCCATTGAGTTGCCATAATCTTTTGCGGCTTGACTGCTGTTAAAGATCGAGGCATAGTTGTTGGCCCAATCAGCATTGATGGCTCCGAAATCCATACTCATTACATCTTTAACTGCGCTATAAGTGTCCTCCACAAAGAGAGAAATATATTGGATAGCTGTGCCGATCACTTCGACGAGTTGCTCGAAACCTGTGGCGACAAAGCTTACCACTTGCATCAGCCCCGTGAACGCTGGTGTCAAATCCTCTGCCAGCTTCCGCTTCATTTCTTCCCATCCAGCGTTTAATTTGGCCTGTTGAGTCGATAAGTCGTCAGCTGTGGACTTGTAATAACCCGTTGTACCTTGCAGCTTTTCCATGATCATTTGGTAAGCCACCGCCGACGTTTGAGCATCCGTCATGGTCTGCCCTTGTTTAATCAAACCCTCACTCAAGGCTTTGTTTTTGAGGTCAGTGGTGGTTATTCTAATTCCGAGATCCATAAGGCCCCTTGTCTGCCCTTCAATACCCCTCGAAAGTGCATCAAAAACCTGGGAAGGGTCAATGCCTCTTAATTTACCCAAGTCATATGACAGTTGGGTTATATGCTCGGACATACCTTCTGCTTGAGTCGGATCAAATCCCAACATTCGAGTGTTCGTATACTCCTTTGCCATCATGCCTTGTATGGTCTCTTGGTCTATGCCATAGGATTCGGCTAGATTCTTACTGAACTCCTCTGCTGCATCGGACATAGAACCCGTAGACGCATAGAACCGATGTTCCGCATCCTGGGTTTCTGACGCGAGTTCCTTTAAGGCATCAATCCATTCCCCGACTTTCTTCACAACTTCGACAGCAATAAATATTTCAATGGCTCCTGTCATAAGGCCAAAGCCATCAACCACAGCATTACTCACAGCACCTATTTTCTCACCGAAGCTTGCGCTGCCATCGGTCATGGTCTTGAAGACGTTAACGACGGAATCCTTGAAAGCACCAAAGTTGGCCTGTATTCCAGAAAATGAAGAGCCTAGTGAACTCCGAATCTCCTCAGCCTTATTGTTGACCTCTTCCGCAGCAGCACTAACAGCCTGAAAACTCTTGACAGCTCCTTTGGCAAATTCAGCATGAACCTTATCGGCATCCGTCAGGACTTTCTCGTATTCAGTGATATCTATTCCAGCCTCAGCAAAGGTCGTTCTTACCCTTTGTTGAAATTGCGCCAGGCTTTCCCCTGATTCCTGCGCGAAGTTAACCACGACACGCTGCCCAGCTTGGATGGCTTCTACTAAATTAGTGCTACTAATGTGAGGTAAGCCAAAGGACTTAAGAGCCGCTAAAGACTCATCCTTAAAAGTAAGGATTGTATTCTGAGCCTCTTTCATGCTCTCAGCCAGCGGAGAAACGTCTGCTCCAACACGTGCGATAATATTTCCAACTGTACCACTCAAACCAAACACCTCCTTTCCATAAAAAAAGGGCTGGAGTTTTAGGTTCCAGCCCAAATCGTAACAATCGTGTAAACCTGCCCATTGTATTTGATCTTAAGTAGCCCTGGCTTGATGGCATATACGCCTTTATTCTGCTTTAAGACTACACCATCCAAAGACAATGCTACATCGGGCAAATACAACTTAAGAGTTTCCGCTTCCATTGAGTAGATATAACTCAAAATGCCCACATCAAATTCTGGCGTGAGCTTAAGGGGGATATTGAACTGAGAATCAAGGACATCAACTTGAGAGTCTCCTTTTGACACATTTTTGAGGAAATTAAACATGTCTTCCGCAGTTTGCGGTTCTGAAGAGAGAGAGTCCACGATCTTTTCGTAAAACTCCGAGGGTTTCTCAACCTGAGCAAAGCATCCCGTGTAATAGGCGTTTCGAAGATCGCGATACATGAATTCTTTCTGAATTTCCTTATAACCCTCTACGATAAGGTTATACTCAGCAGGAGTTAAGTCCCAGAATTCACTAGGTCGAACACCTGCTCGTATCGCAGTTTTATAAACTGTATTCCAATCCCATGCTAGATCACTGTTCCCCGAACTACTTCCTATACATCTTCTGGAATCGCTTTCGGTGGCTGTTCCTCCACCACCGATGCCCCGTTTTTTCCGAAAGTCTCATTGATACACTCAAACGTCTTTTTGATAGCAGTGTTAATATCACTGTAGTCATCGACGAGATCCATAACCTTATCAGCTGTAATATCTGGCAGCTCCCGCCTTAAAGACTCGGCGAGAATTTCTGCCACTTGCTCAAAGGTAAGTTCCTTCAGATTCCACTTGTCCACATTTGTACCAAAAACCTTTTCTAGTTTTGCAATGCCTCTAAAACCTAATTTTAGTGATCTATCCTGATCTAACGTATAAATAACTGGTAACATTTTTACACCTCCAAAAATATTAAACAAAATGATAACCTCGGTGTCACTAAGATCGCCGAGGTTAGACTATTACGATGTTCTGACTGCAATCACGCTGTACGTCAAGGGCGTGTACCCTGTTCCAGACACCACCAAGTCGATTTTATGTGCTGTTCCCGCACTTGCAAATGCGATACTTGGGGATACTGATCCTGTGTTAAATGTTCCTTGGTTCAGCCCATCAACATACATAGTGTACTGTTGCTGAGTTCCCGCCGTTGGTGTGACTGTGATCGAGTTGGTCGTTGTGAAGGTGTATGCATAGGCATAAATACCATTGGCGAAGGTTGGAGAAAGTGCTCCTGCTGTGCCTGTTAATGTTAGGCCACTGAGTCCTTGCGTTACGGAGGTGCCAATGTTGGGCTGGCCTGATACCTGGAGCGACATCTTAAAGTCAAGTGCCTTCGTCAAGTCCACATTAGTGCCAAGGTCTAACTCGTCAATAAAGCATGTCGCAGTCCAGCTTGCTCCTGTTATTGAGGGGAAAGTTAAGGTATATGTATCGACAGTGCCGCCCACGAACTTGTTATAAAGTAAGTTTTGCCCTGAATCAGCAGTATTGAAGAAACCCTCTGCAACGATCTTTCCTGGATCGGCAAGTCCTGCGATGAATTGTTTAAAACCATTGGGAGTAGACAAAGTTGTCACGTCAATAGCTGTTCGTTTCATTTGTGGGCTGGTGATTTTAGTAATCGTACCAATATTTGTTGCGCCAACGGTTAGCGTTGCGCCTATACCATTCGAGAGATTAGCCAAATAAACCACTTCCTTTCTTAATCATTATTGTGAATTACCTCGAAGTTCAGAACCCCTTGGTATACTCTAGTCCTTGCTTCTTGCATCAAGGCAGGAACAGTGTGGAAATCATCTTGCACTAACAAGCCTTGAACAAAAATACCACCCACAGGTGTGAGTGGTAAACCCTCAAGGAGCTTTCGTATGCGCTGCTGTAAATCGAGGAGTTCCCAAGAGTCAGTGTGATAAATATCCATGACATAGCCGCTATTAAACAGCCCATAGGTAGAACTTAAATCCGGCTCAGCCTCGCGTTTGTATCGCCTGAACACGCAGTAAGGTGGGGGAACTGGATCGAATACTGCCAGATAGTACATTTGATATTCATTAACACCATTGAAATCTGGGATGTTTGTTTTTATTAGAGAGTACAAACCATCTTCTATCAACCTGTCCCCACCACCTTATCAATGCCCTTGGACAATTCCTCAAACATGGCATCCTTAATTTCATCATAGTGTTCGGTCAAAGCATATTTGAGAAAGTGACTACCCTCTATTTTCTTTCCACTTCGGGTTGTAAAACCTAAGTCCTTGAATTTGGCATACCACGTGGTGTTAATTGCATAAACCTTTTTACCTTTGGAGGATTTTTCAGCCTTGAGCTTCATTGCTTTTTCAAGGTCGCCGCCTTCATGCTGCTCCTTCTTGCCCTGTCTACCCAAAAACTCCCCATTAACGGGTTGCAGGTTTGCCAGGGCAAAGTCTAAAGCCATGTTCGCGCCTGTTTTAGCGGCCTTAGTGACGATCGTTTGTGGAACAGACTCCAACTGTTTAAACTTAGCTATGATTTCGTCAATACCTTCAATTGTTGATTCAGACATTCCATCACCTACTTTTCAAGCTTGCAGACAATTCGGGTTTCTCTGTGCAAGCCACCAATATCTTCAACTACCTGGATTAAATACCTGCTATTGTTAAAAAACACATAC